CTTAGCTGTAGCTGAAGCTGAAGCTGAAGCTGAAGCTGAACCAAAACGCCGCAAAACAAAGGTGCAGGTGGTAGAATCTGTTGAAAGCACCGATGAGCCCTCTGTTGGGCTTACACAAGCTGCCGAGTAAAGTACACCATGAAAGCCCTTAGCGACTTTTACCCGCGAATTATTCCTTACTTACCGGGGGTTTCCGAGCCTCTGGTGAATCAGGTGCTGGTGGATTCTGCTATTGAGTTTTGCGACGCATCGCTTGTTTTGCGCGAAAATTTAGACGGCTTTTACACATCTATTGGGCGTGTAGAGTACGACTTAGATCCGCCTTCAGCCCAACACAGTATTAGCCGGGTTATGGGTGTTGCAGTAGATGGAAAAGCGCTTTCCGGCGTTGAGTACGAATCGTTACGAAACGATTTTGCTACATCCAATGCAGTGCCTAAAGGGTTCTATACAGATAGAACTGGGTCTACGCTAACTTTACGGTTGGTTCCTCCGCCAGATAAAATTTACCCGGTTGTTGTTAACGTAACTCTTAGGCCCGCTAGAACTGCTACACTTCTAGAAGATGATCTGTATAATATATGGATCGACCCGGTTGTAACTGGAGCCATTGCTAGGGCTATGCAGATTCCGGACCAGCCCTTTACTAATTTTGCGCAAGCCGGGTATCTTACAAACTCCTCAGCTAGGATGACAATTAGCAGTAGAATTGAGGGCAACTACGGGCAAATTCGCGGTTCGGTCAGAGCTAAATCCCGTCCAATTGTTTGAGGTAAATAATGACTATTGCTGCTAGTGCTATTATCCGCCGAGCTGTAGAAACCCTACAAGACCCTACATCGGTACGTTGGCCTACAGCCGAACTTGTCCGTTACCTCAACGACGGGCAACGCGAAATTGTGCTGTACCGCCCGGACGCCATGGTAACTAACGCCACGGTTACTTGTGTTGCCGGTACAAAACAGAGCCTGCCCGCGCTAGGATCTAAGCTTATTGAAGTCGTTCGTAATTCAGCGTCTACTAGCGCCAAGAAATCAATACGAATGATTAATCGGGAAATTCTAGATGCGCAGACCCCCGGCTGGCACAACATTACAGGCACTGTAGATATTCTGCACTTTATATACGACCCCCGAGATCCTCGGGTGTTCTACGTTTACCCGCCCGCTACTACGTCCGCGCAAGTAGACATTGTGTACTCGTCCTATCCTACGGATATTACCGAGCCTGCAGATGGATCATTATATTCTGCTGTTACTGGTAACATTAGTGTGCCTGACATTTACGGCAATGTGCTTGGTGATTATATTCTGTATCGGTCTTACACTAAAGACAGCGAGTACGCAGGTAACGCAGGACGAGCCCAAGCTCACTACACCGCCTTTGCCAATGCACTCGGTATTGAAATTAAAGGAACCACTGGTGTAGCTCCAAACCCCTCGGGTAACCCCAATCGCGGCATGGTAGCCGGGTAAGGAGTAACGTGTGGCTGAAAAAATTAAACTGGTGCAGGGAGATACTAAGCCTGCAATAGTATGCACCATTACTGACGACACCACTGGGGCTGCGGTTAACATTACTGGCGCAACGGTGTTGCTGAAGTTTCGTGCTGCGGGGGCTACTGCGTTGACAGCCACTGTCACCGGCTCAGTTACTGACGGCCCTAACGGAAAGCTTGTTTTCTATCCGGCGTCTGCGCCCGAAATGCTTTCGGGGGACGCGGGGGACTACGAAGGCGAAATTCAAATTACGTTTGCCGACGGCACTACCCAGACAGTCTACGACCTACTAAAATTTAAGGTCAGAGCGGACTTTTAATGGCGATTAGGCTATCCCGAGTTATTTTACGTACTGCTGTAGCGGCGGAGCGGCCTATTGTCGACCCAAGCTATGTGCGCATAGTATCTAATGTTTATTTATCAACATCGCGGCAATTACAATATTTTGTAGAAGTAGTCAGTGTCGCAGATAAAGCTACTAAAGCGGTAAGTAAACAAAATTTTGATTTTACAACCATAAACGAAACTTTAGCCAAACAGATACGAGTACTTAAATCCAATTCTGTTAGCGTTTTTGAAACTTTTACTAAAACTTTTGGTCGAAACGTCAGCGACATTCAAAATTTAGCTGAGGTTATCAGGCTTCAATTTAGCAAGCTTATTAGTGAAACCCAGTACGTAGCTGACACGGCTAGCAAACAGTTCAGCAAAGCTTTTACAGATACGCAGGATATAACCGAAACTAGCGTCAAGCAGGTTGGTAAGTCGTTTAGTGAAACCCAGTACGTAAGCGACGCTAGCCGCGTGCAGGTTGATAAACAAATTGTAGATGGCGTTGGTATGAACGATTCGGCAGATCTAGCCGATGGAATTACGTACCAGACCTCTAAAAGTGTTAGCAACGTAGCCTTTGTTTCTGACACGTTGTCCGCTGTACTAAGTTACGTTAGGTCTTTTGCAGATTCTTTTGGTGCTTCAGACAAAGCTAGCTTAGCTACTAGCAAACAATTTTCGGATTCTTTTGGTGCTTCAGACAAAGCTAGCTTAGCTACTAGCAGACAATTTTTGGATTCCGCCACTGCGGCTAGCTCGGGTTCTTTGATCTCCCAAGGGTATTGTGACCCAACGTATTTTGCGCAAGACTACGTTGGTTATTCTCGTTCATTTAACTAAGGTATTACCATGATTAACGATCAGCTCAAAGTTACCGGCGACTTAGTAGTCGAGATCACCGGCCCGGACGGAAAACTTAAAGACCGTCGCGAAGTAAAGAACCTTGTTGTGACCGCTGGCAAAGCGTTTATCGCTGCCAGTATGCTTAAGACTACGAGCAACAGCCCCGCTGCCATGACCCACATGGCTATTGGTTCCGATACAACAGGCAGTGCTGACGCCGCTCGCACCGCGTTGGGTACTGAGCTTGTCCGTACTGCGTTGAGTAGTGCAACTTCTTCGGGGGCCGTAGTTACTTACGTAGCCAATTTTGCAGCTACCGTAGGTACTGGCGCGGTAACTGAAGCTGGTATTTTGAACGCTGCTAGCGGCGGCACGATGCTTTGCCGTACCGTGTTTTCCGTAGTGAACAAAGGCGCTGATGACTCGATGTCAATTACTTGGGCAATTACGGTATCGTAAACGCGGTCTACAGGGTAAGGGATCATGGCTACTATTGTTTTGCGGGCAACTAAGGGTGTCCCTCTTACCAACGACGAAGTAGACGCTAATTTTACTAATCTAAACAACGCCATCCCCGCTGCTTATTCGCTCCCCGTAGCTACTTCTAGTGTACTAGGCGGAGTTAAACAGGGTACTAATACTAGTATAGCTGCCGATGGCACTATTTCCGTTTCTACTGGAGCTACCAGTGTTGGGTTGTCTGCACCAGCATTGTTTACGGTTACTAATTCTCCTGTAACATCATCTGGAAATTTAACCCTATCTTATTCTGGTACTGCTTTGCCCGTAGAAAACGGTGGTACGGGCAGAACAGTAGGTAATTACTCCATCTACGCAAATGAGATTCATGTTGGCAAAGACGGAAACGACACTACAGGTGACGGCACTTTAATCAACCCCGTGTTGACAATTACCAAAGCGTTGACTTTGATTGGTGCAGGTAGAAATACTGTTATTGTTCACCCCGGAAGTTATAGCGAAAGCCCTACAGTTTCAAGCGCAAACACAACAATTGCCACCGCTGAACTTACTGGTGCTAACACGCAAATTTCTGGAACATTAACCCTGTCTGCGGCGGCTCGTATTAGTGGTATCAAGTTAACCAATTTGACCATCACAGGGTCTGGTAACACTTACATTTCAAACTGTACCGTAGACACAAGAGTTATCAAATCAGGTTCAAATTATGTTGAAATTATCAACAGCGAATTGCAATGTACTTTAGGTGTTCAGATTTCTGGCACAGGTACAGTTTCTATTGTAGGAAACAAGTGTTGGGCTGTAGCGGTATCTAATGCAAGCGCCAGTGTTTTAATTAAAGACTGCTACCAAGTGCTTACCCCAAGCGTAACGGCTGGAACTTTGCAAATTGATGGTTCTGCTATTTTCGCGGCAAGTCCTGCGTCTAACGCTGTAACTTCAAGTGCTGGCAGTTTTATTACATTAGCTAACAGCTTTGTCTTAAATTCAGCGGGAACCAATGTAGAACGAGTAAGTCTTGCAGGTTTTTACAGTATTTTGAACCTTGTTTATGATAAAACTAACTCTACCTTTACGGGCACAAGTTTAAACGCTATTGATTATTTTCAACGTTTAAACCTTGACACCATTAATTTTACGGTCTATACCGTGGCGACTTTACCTAGCGCGGTTACCTCTGGGGTTGGAATTAGGGCCTTTGTATCAGATGCTTTACTGCCAACTTTTGGCTCAACAGTGGCTGGCGGCGGTGCTGTAAACGTACCCGTGTATTCGGACGGAACTAATTGGAGGGTGGGATGACACCAAGAGAAATAGTTCAGATTGACCTGCAAAAAACAGGTGTAGATATTCCATTGAATAGAGTTATGGCTGGCTTAAATCAAATGACTGAGCGCGGCGCAAAACTTCTTCAAGAGGGAAATACTTTATTTGTCCTTACCATCCGGAGCAAAGATGTAGCCGAGTTTCATTTGTTCAATGCGGACAATCCAAATCAATTGGTACAGAACGTAGAAAAGTTTGCTAGATTGGTTAAGCAACTTGGTTTTAAGAAAATGGTAACTGACTTTGATAATCCAAAACTTGCTGGGTTGTTTGAAAGATATCAGGGCGAATTTAAAACCAAAGTCACACAAGAAGGTGATAAGTATATTGCGGAGGTAACGCTATGAGCGGTGCTGTACAAGCTGTTAGCGACGTTGTTCACAATGTAACTGCTCCTATACTAGATCCTGTGGTAGATACGGTATCCCATGTAAGTGATGTTATTGCCAAAGATCCAATATTATCTACCGCTACGGCAATTGCTCTCACCGCCTCTGGGGTTCCCGCTCCTTTGTCTGGCGCTTTGGTTGCCGCTAATGCTGGCGCTTCCCCCGAAAATATAGCGAAGGCTGCGGCGTTGGGTTATGTTGGTGGAGAAATTGCTCAGAACGTAGCACCAGAAATAGCCAGCATGACTGACAGTAAAGTTCTTGGTCAAATAGCCGGACAAGCCGCCGGTTCCGCTGGAACTGCTGCGCTTACTGGTAGAGACCCCATCCAAGCTGCGCTAAACGCCACTATAACGGGC